GGACAACGTGGTCATGGCCCCCAAGGCGTCGATCATGATTCACGACGGCTGGACGATGGCCGTTGGCAACGCGGGCGAAATGCGGAAGGCTGCCGACCTGCTCGACAAGCAGTCCGACATCATCGCTTCCGTCTACGCCGACAAGGCCGGACAGACCGCCGACTTCTGGCGCGACCGAATGCGCGACGAGACCTGGTACAACGCCGACGAGGCGCTCCAGGCCGGACTCGTGGACGAAGTCGAGGGCCGGGAGAAGAAGAAGACCGACGAGGCTTTCGATCTGTCGGTGTTTGCTCACGCCGGGCGCGAAAACGCACCCGCTCCTGTAACCTCCGTTGTACCGGAGGTCAAGAACGACGCGGCAATCGAGCCCGTCATCGAGAAGACCGAGGAGCCCGCGCCTTTCGTGTGGGACTTCGCAGCCTTCAAGTCTTCCCTGAAGGAGGGAATCCGTGGCTAAGATCAACGTCCCCACCGACCAGAGCGAACTCGAAGAGCTGCTCTCGGACGGAGCCAAGGTCCAGAACCTCATGGCCGAGGGTCAGTTCAACGACGTCGTCAAGGCGTACGCGAAGCACGTCGGCGAGAAGGATGTCGACCTCGCGGGCCAGGTCAAGGAGGAGACGCAGCGCGTCCTCGCCGAGTACCTTCGCGACAACGACCAGGGGCGCACCCTGGCGAAGATGGAGCGCGGCGAGTCCGTGACCCGCAGCGCCAAGGACGCGACCGTCTACAACGCCAAGGCTGCCGGTGCGGGTATCGACGCCGGTCAGTTCGATGGCGTGGGCGGCTTCCTGAAGGACATCTGGCACAACGCCTACCGTGACGACGCACTCGCTGGTCGTCTGAACTCCCTGCGCAACGCCGCCGCCTCCTCGGGCGAGCCGTCCGCCGGTGGGTTCCTGATCCCCGAGACGTTCCGTGCGGAGCTGCTCCAGCTCTCCCTGGAGTCCGGCGTCGTTCGCTCCCGTGCCCGCGTCATCCCGATGTCCGGCGGCCGGGTCCTCATTCCGACCGTCGACGACACGTCGCACGCCGATAACGTCTTCGGTGGCGTCCAGGCGTACTGGACCCAGGAGTCGGGCCAGATGCAGGACGTGGCCTCTTCGTTCTCTCGCGTCGCTCTGGACCCGTGGAAGCTGACCGCTTTCGCGAACGTCCCCAACGAGCTGATCCAGGACTCGGCCATCGCGTTCGAGGCGTACATCCGCGCCACGTTCCCGCAGGCCCTGTCCTACTTCGAGGACGATGCGTTCATCAACGGCAACGGTGCCGGTCAGCCGCTCGGATTCCTGAACGCCTCTGCGTCCGTCACGGTCACCAACACCGCCGGTGCGGGCGTCGGCCTGACCTTCGCCGACATCGTCGGTATGTACTCGCGCATGCTGCCGCAGAGCCTCAACACTGCCGTGTGGGTCGTCGCTCCCGACGTCTTCCCGGCCCTGATGGCGCTTGAGCACTCCGCCGGTTCCGCTCTCTGGTACGGCGCGCCCGGTGGCGGCCCCCAGGGTGCCCAGGCCCCGTCAGCCACGCTGCTCGGCCGTCCGGTCATCGTCTCCGAGAAGGTGCCCGCCCTGGACAGTGCGGGTGCGGTCAACTTCGTCGACCTGGGCTACTACCTGATCGGTGACCGCCAGGCGATCACGGTCGAGTCCTCCCCGCACTACCGCTTCCAGAACGGCGAGACCAGCTACCGCTTCGTCTCCCGTGTCGACGGTCGCCCGTGGATCCAGAGCGCGCTCACCCCGCGCAACGGTGGCGCGACCCTCTCCCCGTTCGTTAAGCTCGGGGCGCACGCCTGATCCCTGGTCGCCTGACCAGCGATTGAAGCCCCGGTGGGCATTGAAACCCCCACCGGGGCCCAACCCCGTCAGCATTGAAACCCTGACGGAGATCGGAGAAACACCATGGCAGCTCTCGGAGACGGCCTCGGGCGCGTCCTGAACGTCATCAAGACCGCGTCCACGGTCAACGTCCCCCTCACGCGCGCAACCTCTGTCACCTATGTGTTCGGCGACCCCGGCGTTGGTGCCGCCGTCGCGACCGTCACTCAGACCGACTCGACCGGCACGAACCCTGAGATCGACCTGAACATCTTCACCGTCGGCGGCGTCGAGGGCTCGAACGGCGAGTCCCGCGCCTACGTGGGTTCGGACGCCGGTGGCACGTGGCTGGAGAACGGCGCTGCGGTCTTCACCGACAACACCTTCGACCTGTCGGACGAGGTCGCGAACGACACGGGCGTCTTCACGGTCCGCGCCGAGCAGCTCTCGAACGGCTACGACCAGGTCCAGGTCACCGTGGACGTCGGCACCTGCACGGCGATTATCCACGACCTGCTTGTCCAGCGGAAGCCCACCAACCTCCAGTCGAGCGTGGTGGCGTGACATGGCGGTAGAGCTTGGCCCCCTGTCCTTCCGCGAGGAGGGGCTGGGCGTCAGCGTCTGGTACCAGGGCCCGTCCGGGGGGCAGCAAATCTCCGCCGAGACTCTGGATATCCAGGAGCACGGGGTCATGACTGAGACCACCCAGGTCGACTCGGACACGGGGAACGTGGTGCACTACCAGACCTTCGTTCCGTACGGGGCGCTACTCTCGATCTCGCAGGCGTGGGTCGAGCAGGCCCCGGCGGCTGTATCCTCGACGGAGGGGGTCGCCGAGGGGTCGGAGCCCAAGCGGCAACCGGCGCGTCGGCGCAAGTAAGGCGTCAATCTGGGAGGGCTGTCGCCATTCGGGCGGCGGCCCTCCTTGACTCCCTGGGAGGGGGCTATGAACGAGGAGCGGATCCTCGACAAGCTCGACAGCATCGAGGCGCACAACCGCGAGATGCTGGTCGCGCTGACACGGGTCGAGGAGCAGGTCAAGGACATGCCCCTACTGCGTGACCGTCTCAACGCCCTCGAACGATGGCGCTGGGTCACGGCGGGGGCTCTGGCTGCGGCGAGCACGTCACTGATCAGCCAGATACTGAAGGGGCTGATGTGATGGCCTGGGAGCAACTGCTCGGATACGTCCAGGAGGCCGCCGAGTACGACCGTGAGGACGCTGCGGCGACACCGACGGAGTGCCCTCACGACTACTTCCCTCTGACCGAGGGGCCTGACGGGAAGCTGTTCTGCCGGTGGGACGGTACGACCTGGCCGGACGATGCCGCCGCCTGGGGCCCGTACCCCGGCCAGTACCGCTGAGACGCCGTCGTCCACCTGATGGGCGGCGGTATCTTCTTGATCAAATCTGCCGTACCATGGTCTTCGGTGGCTCCCGACGGGGGGCCCGACAGAAGAATAGAGGTACAAGTGGCAGAAGACACATACGTTCCGAACGCCTTCCCCGGTGTCGTTGCGCTCAACCGTGACAACGACAACGACAACGACGTTCTGATCCACGAGGTCGGCTCCTCCCAGCGCATCCTGTCCAGCTCCGTTGCCGACGCCGGTCGCGACCTTGCCATGACCACGGGCGACGCCGCTCGTGACCTGGCGATGTCCACCGCCGACGCTGGCCGTGACCTGTTCACCGCTGTGACCGATGCCGGTCGTGACCTGACGCACGCCCTGGCGAACGCGTCGGACCACAGCCACATCCTTGAGCAGCTCGGCCAGAACGAGACCACGACGGTCCGCGAGGCCAAGGACAACGCTCTTCAGACCCTGAACCAGGGCTCTGAGACCCGGTTCCGTGTCGTCGACAGCGCCGCCGCGATCCGCCACGACATCACCGAGGCCCGCGTCGAGAACCTGAAGGAGCACTGCTCCACGCAGCGCCTCGTCATCGAGCAGCACTGCGAGACCCGCGAAGCTGTCCGTGAAGAGGGCGTTCGCACCCGTGAGCTGGTCTCTGCTGAGGCCCGCGCCACGATCGAGCGCGAGATGGCGCGTGTCAGCGAGGAGAACTCCCTGCTGAAGCTCCAGATCAACATCCTGAGCGGTGGCCCCGGCCCGTTCGCGGCCCGTAGCTGAACCACTCGGTAAAACGACCCCCCAGGTGCCCAACAGGCCCTGGGGGGTTTACTATGAAGGTCACAACTAAATATCTCTCCCACTGACCGAGGGTTAGATCCCCTCACGTTCCCCGAAAGCAAGGACGAGGTAGATGGGTCGCGTCTGGTACACGACGCGTGAGGAGGTGCAGGACGCTTTCGACGTTCGGGAAGCAGCCCACCGATCCGCGCAGATCGACAACGCCATCGCCAGTGCGTCTGATGACATCGACGGCTGGCTCAACAGGCATAAGCACGGCCTTGCGCCGCGCATCGCGACCCGCTACTTCGACTGGCCTTCCCGCCAGTACGGCTCCCCCTACCGGGTGTGGTTCGAGGAGAACGAGGTCGTGGAGATCGACTCGCTCACTGCGGGCGGGATCCTGCTGGTCGAGAACACCGACTTCTTCCTGGAGCCAGTGAACTCCGGCCCCCCCTACACTTTCGCCGAGATCAACCTGAACTCTGGCGCGTCGTTCACGAACAGCGGCACCCATCAGCGAGCTATTGCCATCGTGGGCACCTGGGGCATCAACGACGACCGGAAGTTCGTCGGCACGACCACCGAAGCTCTGGACGTCTCCGAGACCGCCCTGGACGTATCCAACGCGGCCACCGTGGGCGTGGGCTCGGTCCTGACCATCGACGACGAGAAGCTGCTGGTCACGGGCCGCACGGCGGTCCTTACGGCTTCCGTCCTTCCCGCCGCCCTGACGGCCTTCAACGCCGACCGGCAGATCGCCGGACTCGGTGCCAGCTTCGCTGTGGGCGAGATCCTACTGGTCGGCTCTGAGCGCATGCGGGTCATCGAGAACAACGGCACGGACCTGACGGTGCTGCGGGGCTACGACGGCTCCGTCCTGGCCGCCCACAGCCTCGGGGCGACGATCTCTTCGTTCCGCACGGTGACGGTTGAGCGTGGCGCTCTCGGCACCACGGCGGCCACCCACTCCGACGGCTCCGACATCGAGGTGTGGGACGTCCCCTCGCTCGTGCGCGACCTATGCCGGGCCGAGGCCATCACCCGCCTGGAGCAGGAGTTCTCGGCGTACGGGGCCCGCGTCTACTCCGACGAGGCCGAGCGTGACTCCTCCGGCACCGAGGTCGTGGCCGGTCGTGGCCTGACCGACATCCGCAAGGCGTGCGCCCGACGGTACAAGCGCAAGTTCCGGAAGCGGGCGATCTGACATGGCAATCGAGCCACAGGATCTCGTTGACCGGCTGACGTCCCACGCCCAGCGGCTGGGGGTGTTCGACCGGGTCAACTCCCACGAGCCGAAGAACAAGCCGGGGCGTGGCCTGACCTGCGCGTTGTGGATCGACCGCATCGAGCCCGCCCGTGGACGTTCCGGCCTGACGGCTACGGATGCCCGCGTCGTGTTCAACGTCCGCATCTACACGAACATGCTTCAGCAGCCGCAGGACGCCATCGACCCGAACGTGATGTTCGCGGTGGACAGACTGATGGAGGCGTACACCGGTGACTTCGACCTCGGGTCCGAGTCCAGGTTCATCGACTGTCTGGGGATGACTCAGGGGCACCCGCTGTTCTCTCAGTCCGGCTACATCAACATCGACAACATGGTCTACCGGGTCATGACCATGACGGTCCCGGTCATCGTGCAAAACGCCTGGCCGCAAGCGGCTTAAGGAGGGAATGGAACATGGCGAAGCAAACGGGCCTGGGCGACCAGCTCTTCATCGGCGGATTCAACGTCGGTGGGGATATCCAGTCGATCGGTGGCCTATCAACGCCCAGGGAGACGCTGGACTCGACGGCGATCACGCAGTCCGCGATGGCCCGCCTGTACGGGAAGCGCGACGGCAGTGCCGAGTTCACGTCGTACTTCAACGACGCGCCCGGCGAGGTGCACGAGGTGCTGAAGGCCCTCCCCCGCACGGACGTACAGGTGATGTACCTGCGCGGCCAGGGGGCGGGGAACGCCGGTATCGGCATGGTCGGCAAGCAGCTCAACTACGACGGCAACCGTGGCGACGATGGCGCGTTCATGTTCGCGACGACCGTCCAGGCGAACGGCTACGGCATCGACTGGGGCGTGCAGCTCACTGACGGCATCCAGACGGACGCCTCCGCGACGAACAGCGCCGGGGTGTCCCTGGGGTCCGGCTCGACCGCGTTCGGCCTTCAGGCGTACGTACAGGTCTTCTCGATCGGATCGGGTACGGCGACCATCAAGCTCCAGGAGTCCTCGGACAACGGTGTAGGCGACGCGTGGGTGGACGTGACCGGGGGTGGGTTCACCGCCGTGACCGCTAGCGGCGCTGAGCGCATCCAGACCACCGAGGCCCTGACCGTCGAGCGCTACCTCCGGGTCGTGACCACGGGCGTCTTCACCAACCTGGAGTTCGCGGTGATCGTGAACCGCAACAACGGACAGAGGGCGATATGAGGCTGGGTGCGGAGTCGTATCAGACTTTCCAGATCGTCGCCCCGAGGGACACGCACTCGAAGCCCGCCACGTGCGAGGAGGTCGAGTGCCCCAACTACGCCCGTGGGTGGAAGACCAAGGTCGACCTGGCCACAGAGATGGGGCGTAGGCAGGCCAGCTACATCAAGCACTCCTCGGGCCGGAAGTACCGGATCGAGGACCAGCGGGACGGACTCGTAACGCTGGTGTTCGAGGCGAACCAGCCATGCTTCCAGGAGCACAGGGTCCGCATCGCACGCCCGGAGATCTTCCGCGTCAAAGGCGGGGACGGCCGGGGTAACCCGCTGCGGGTACCGACCCGTACGCACAAGCGTCCGGAGTTCTGGGTGGAAGAGTTCGCCGAGAACCAGGAACGCCTGAAGAACGCCATCGAGAAGGGATAACGAAATGGCAAAGGAAACCGGTCTTGGCTGGACTACCCTCTCGGTAGACGGCTCTGACGCCATCGCGAACGACATCCGGAACGACGTCACCAACTTCGAGTTCTCCACGCCGCGAGCGGTGCAGGAGGTCACGGGTGTCGACAAGTTCGCCATCGAGCGCCTGCTGCTCCTGGCCGACTTCTCCATCACCCTGAACGGGGTGTTCAACGACGCCGCCGACAAGTCGCACGAGACGTTCAAGGACGTCGGCTCGACCTCGGTGGCGCGGACCGTCTCCCTGGGCGTGTCCGGGCAGACGCTCAGCAACGAGTGCCTGTTCTCCGACTACGCCCTCTCTCGGGGCGACGACGGGTCCCTGACGTGGCAGGCCCCCGGTGTCCTGTCCGACGGAACCCCGCCCACCTGGAGCTGATCATGTACTCACTCAGCATCCGTACACGTACGCAGGGGGCGTTGTTCGATAACCGCGCCCACCAGATCTTCGACGAGTTCTGTGACGATCTCGAAGAGGATGGTGCTGAGTGGGCACTCCAGCACATCAGGGGCACGTTCCACGCGAACTTCCAGCAGCCGACCGGCTACTACGAGTCGAACGTCCGGATCCACAATGACGGCGCGTCCACCGAGGTATGGGACGGCGGTCAGTCTGGTCCCGTATACGGCCCCTGGCTGGAGGGCATCGGGTCGCGCAACGATACGACCCGGTTCAAGGGATACCATGCATTCCGAAAGGCAGCTTCTGCGCTCGAACGCCGCATAGAAGACATGGGCGAGCGGCTGCTGCACCGAAACGTGATCCACCGTCTCTGAGAGGGCATCCCATGGGTTACCGCAGGACTCCGACCATTCACACCATCGACGACGTGCCGGGCGAAGACGGCCTGATCGTTCGCCTCCAGACCATCCGCATCGGTCGGCTCCGGAAGCTGATGACGGCCACCGCTTCGGCCGGGGATGACGAGCTGGACGGCGCGGTCGACGAGATCCTCGACCTGCTCGCGGAGGGGCTGGTGTCCTGGAACCTGGAGGACGACAAGGGCCCCGTACCGGCGAACCGGGAGGGGATCGATGACCAGGAGATGGGGTTCATCATGGCCGTCATCGAATGCTGGGTCGACCGGATGACGATCGTCCCCGACGAGCTGGGAAAAGGCTCACCCAGTGGCGCGAAGTCCCTGGTGCCACCCTTGACGATGGAAGCACTGTAGAGAAGCCGTGGGAACTCGCGGATGCGGAGATGGTCCTCAACCTCTGCGAGTTCTTCCACTGCCTGCCAAGCGAGCTTGAGGAGGAGTCGGCGGAGATAATCCGGCTCTTGAGTATCAGGGACATGGGCACCAAGAGGGAGGCCCAGACGGAGGAGGAATAGCCGGTGGCCAGAGTCAACGTCAACGTCAACGTACGGGACATGACCCGTGGCGACCTGGATCGCCTCCAGCAGAGATTCAATCGCCTGGGCCGGTCCATGAACCGGTTCGCCGGTGACCAGAGCCAGCGGAGCCTGGACGGCCTGCGGAACTCCCTCCGGGGCATGCAAGGCGACCTGAGCGCCCTTCGTGGCCGCATCCCGGAGCGAGAGTTCACCCAGTTCACGAACCAGCTCCGGGAGATGGACCAGCAGCTCGCCCAGGGCGGGTTCCGGCAGTCTGCCCGCGATATCGGCCTGATGCGTGACCGGATGGAGAACCTGAACCGGTCGCTGGGGCAGATGACGCGGGATGCGACTGTCCGGATCCGCCTGGACGACCGTGACGTTGACCGCCAGTCGGGCAGTATCGGCCGTCGGATCGGTCGCGGCCTGTTCGCCCCGGTCAACAACACGAACCGCCAGATCCTCCGCACCCTGTCCGACACCTTCTCGGACGGTATCGGCCAGGCCCTCGCCCGAGGGTTCCAGGCCGCCCAGTCCAACCCGTACGTGGCCGCTGCTGTCGTCGCCCTTGTCGCCTCGATCGCCGCGATGATCGGCGCTGCCATCGGTGGCCTCCTGGTCCTGGCGTTCGGTGGCGCATTCGTCGGCCTGGCCACGATGTTCGCCGTCCAATCGAAGGCGATCAAGGAGCAGTGGAGCGCCACCACCGAATCCATGGCCAACGCCATGAAGCCCGTGGGTGAGGCGCTGGAGCCGGTGGTCTCCGAGGGGATCGACCTGCTCAACCGGTTCGTCCAGGACTTCGCCCCGCACTTCAAGGAGGCGATGGAGGAGGCGGTCCCCCACCTGTCCGACTTCCTCGGGAACATCGACGAGGGGCTGCGGGAGTTCGGCAGGACGGCGTTCGAGCCGATGATGGACGCCTTCAACCAGTTCCTCGACGTGTTCGGCCCGGTGTTCGAGGACTTCCTGGGCAGCCTGGGTGACGCGTTCAAGGATCTGGCCGAGGCGGTCATCAGGAACAAGGACCAGCTCGCGATCCTCTTCGCGATCCTCCTGGAACTCCTGCCTCTCGCGATCCACCTCATCGCCCGCCTGGTCGAGATGTGGGGCGCGGTCGTTGACAGCGTCGTGTGGGTCACCGAGAAGGTCAGCGAGCTGTGGGGATGGCTCCAGAGGAACTGGAACGCCGACGTCGTGTTCGCGGCTCCGGGTATCGGCGGGATCATCGAGTCGGTCAGCAACCTGTGGGGCTGGACGGACCGGAACTGGTTCCGCAACGTTCTCTTCGCCGCCCCCGGTATCGGCGGGATCACCGGCTTCGTCAGCACCCTGTTCGGCTGGGTCAACCGGAACTGGTTCCGCAACGTCGTCTTCCACATCCCTGGCGTCGGCGGGGTAATCGCCCTGGTCCGTACGCTGTGGGGCTGGGTCAACCGGAACTGGTCCCGCGTCGTGAACTTCGCGTTCTCCATGTCGGGTCCGGTCGGCGCGATCCGTGGACTCCTCGGCCGCGCCTCTGGTGGCGTCATGGGCCAGAGGGTCGGCACGGCGGCCACGGGTGGCGTCCGAAGCAACATGACCCTGGTGGGCGAGCACGGCCCGGAGGTTGTCAACCTCGCGCCGGGCTCCCACGTAAGATCTAATCCGGACTCGAAGCGCCTCATGAAGGACGGCGGCGGGGTCTCGGGGGCGGTGTTCGAGTTCAAGTCCTCGGGGCGTCGAGCGGATGACCTGCTGCTTGAAATCATGCGTGACGCGATCCACCAGCGCGGTGGCGACCCTGTTCTTGTACTCGGAGGCTGAGCCCTGTGACTGTCCAGTACCGATCTTCCGCCACCGGCACCAACCCGGCCGGGGTCAACGCTTCGGCGATCACGTGCAACAAGCCGTCCGGGACGCTCGAAGGTGACCTGATGGTAGCCATCCTGTCGGGGGCGGTTGGAGCGATCACCGCCCCGGCGGGGTGGACGGAGATGGCGTCGCTCACCGACACGACCGTGCTGCGCTCAGCGATCTTCACCAAGCGCGCCGGGGGCAGTGAGCCCGCCAACTACACCTTCACCTTCGCCCTGTCCGGCTCCAACGTCGTGTCCATCACGTCCTTCCTGGGCGCTGGTGGCATCCTCATGCAGGATCTGGCCCTGACCGACGCCTCGAACCCGGCCACGGGCAGGACGCTGGGCGCGGCGGCGGACTCGGTCGCCTACCAGTTCTTCGCCTGGCGGGACAACGCCACGGCGACCATGTCGGGCGGGCACGGCGCGGAGAAGTTCGACGTCGCGATCAACAACACCGGCTCGACGATCTGGCGCGGCCTGGCTGCCTGGTACTACGGCCCTCCGAGCCCGAACGACATCGTCAACGCGGGCGACGCCCTGCCCAGCGTGACCGTCACCCAGTCGCAGGCCGTCGGGTTCGGCATCAACGGCTCGATCCTGATCACCAGCAGCAACCCGGACAACGAGGACTGGTCGGCCACCGACGGGGACTTCGCGGTCGAGCTGAAGCTGGACGATGTCCATGTCGACTCCACGGGCGGCATCGAGTCCGAGCTGAAGTGCGACATCACCACTCGGGTGGTGACCGTCACGTCGTCGGACGACAACCCGCCCAGCGAACTCGACGACAACCTGCGCGACGGCCTCCCCGACACGAAGTGGCTGGCCAACGACCCGACGGCCTGGGCGCAATACCAGCTCGACCAGGCCCGCCCGGTGCGGCGCTACCGCCTGCGTTCCGGCAACGACTTCCAGACCCGCGACCCGTACAACTGGACGCTCCAGGGGTCGAACAACGGCACGGACTTCACGGTGCTCGACACCCGTACGGCCCAGTCGTTCGCGAACCGCATGGAGATGCAGGAGTTCAAGGTCGCGTCGCCGGGCGAGTACCTCTACTACCGCCTGGACATCACGCAGAACAACGGCTCGGCGAACACCCAGCTCGCGGAGTGGCGGATCTCGTCTGCCGACATCTGGGAGGACGTCACCTCGTACGTGATCGAAGAGGACAAGATCCGGATCACGCGCGGCTTCCAGGGCACCTCTGGGCGTCACGACTTCAGCCGGGCGTACTACGGGCTGAACAACACCGACGGACGGTTCTCGACCCGCAACCAGGACAGCGCCTACTTCGGTGCCCTCCAGCGGAACACCCAGACCCGCATATCGAAGGCGTTCGGCACGAAGACCCTTCAACTGCAAGGGGATATGCAGCTCGAAGGCACTGACATGGTGGGCGACTGCGCTCGTACGCCCACCTCGGCGGCGATGATGTTCACCGGCGACTTCGAGGTCCGTATCGACCTCCAGCTCGAATCCTGGCGTGACGACCAGATGCTGACCGGCGTGGCGACCGGCGACGGCACCACCTCTTGGTACCTGTGGGTCGCTGACGACGGCAAGCTGAACTTCCTGCGCAACCCGGTCGCGTCCGGCATCACGACGTTCGTGTCCACGAAGGCTGTTCCGCAGGCGCTCCGGCAGTCCCTGAGGGTGACGGTCGACACCGACAACGGGGCTTCCGGTACGACGGTCACGTTCTACACCGCCGACACGATCGCCGGTCCCTGGGTCCAGCTCGGCGACCCGGTCATCGACACGACGGCCGTCGGGGCCACGGACTTCTTCGGCGGGGCGCTGTGTATCGGCCACGTCGGGGGGGTCAACCGGCGGGGCCTCCACGGCATGGTCTACGCCTACGAGCTGTACGACGGCATCGGCGGCACGGCGGTCACGGACATCGACTTCTCGACGGTCGACAACGGCGCGCACTCCTGGACGGACTCGAACTCCAACGAGTGGCTGACGATCAACAACGCCGTCGTGTCGAACCGCCGGTACCGCTTCCACGGCGAGGTGTCGGAGTGGCCCCTGGCCTGGGACCCGACCGGGACGTGGATCACATGCTCGGCGACGGGTGCCGGTATCCAGAAGCGCCTGGAGAAGTCGGCGGCCGAGGAGTCGTCGATGTACCGCTACCACACGAAGGGCATCATCGACAGTCCCGGCGCGTTCGAGCGGTTCGCCGAGCCGTACGCGTACTGGCCGATGGAGGACGAGAAGGGCGCGTTCGAGATCGCTTCCGGCGTGCCGGGCAAGCCTGCCATGCAGATCTACGGCGCGCCGAACTTCGAGGCCCAGTCGGACTTCAACGAGTCGAAGCCACTGCCCGAGCTGAAGCTGGCCAAGATCGGTGGGCGCGTGGCCGGTAACCCGACGGGCTACGCCGACATCCGCTGGATGATGTACTCCGAGACGACCCTGCCGACGAACTCGAACATCCTGACCCTGTACTCCTCGGGGAACACGAAGAAGTTCACGGTCGACTACACGGCAACCAACACGTGGCGCATCCGTGGCTTCAACGAGAACGACGCCGGTACGGTCGGCTGGGACACGGGTACGTTCACCGTGGACACGGTGGATGAGTTCCTGCACTGCCAACTGATCCTCGACGAGTCCGGCTCGAACGTCCTGCTGACCCTGAACGTGTACGACACCCAGGGCACGCAGGTCCATGTCGAAACGGACACGTTCGCTTCGACCACCCTGGGCAGGGTGTACCGGGTCAACTCGAACGACGTCGAGGCGACGGCTGCCAAGATGAACGAGGTCACCATCGGCCACATCGCGGTGTACGGCTTCGACTCCCCGCCCTTCCTGGACGGCCTGAACGCCCACCACTACGAGAAGGCCGCTGACCGTATCGCCCGCCTGGCCGCCGAGGAGGAGATCGAGTTCCGTCGGATCGGTTCCGCCGAGGACTCTGCCTACATGGGCTTCCAGAACGTCGGCAACGCCTTCGAGTCGATGGCGTCGGCGTCGGTGTCGGACTCCGGCTACCTGATCGACCCGCTGGACGCCTTCGGGGTGGAGTACCGGACGGGGCGCTCGCTACTGAACCAGGCGGCTGCGCTGACGGTGTCGTACTCCGGGAACGAGCTTTCCGGCAACCTGAACCCGGTCGAGGACGACTCGTACATCGTCAACGACTTCACAGCGAGCCGAGGAGGGGCTGGAGGGGCCCGCTACCGGCTTGACGAGGGCCCGCTGTCCGCCAACCCGCCCCCCCTCGGCGTAGGCGATTACACGGCCTCTCAGAGCTTTTCACTGGCACACGAGGGTCAGTGCGTCGACATCGCCTCCTGGGAGGTCCACAAGGGCAGCCTGGACGAGGAGCGCTACCCCCGCATCGAGCTGGCCCTGGAGAACCTTCGGATCGCAGCCTCCAGCGCCCAGACGGAGAGGATTCTGCTGATCGACGTGGGCGACCGGCTGGACATCATCGACATGCCCGACTTCATGCCCGCCCATGACGTGCGCCAGATCATCATCGGATACGAGGAGACGTTCGACAACTTCCAGCACGGCTTCAAGCTCAACGCGATCCCCGAGCGGGTGTTCGAGACCGCCGAGTACAACTCGTGGTACCACTTTGACACCAACGGGACGGAGCTGTACCAGGACACGACGTCGACCGAGGAGACCCTCACCCTCAACACCACCTCGGGTCCGAAGTGGACGGACGACCCGCGCATGATGCCGTACAACCTGGCGGTAGACGGCGAGGTCATACGGGTCACGGCTCCGGGCACCACGACCACGACCAACCCGTTCTTCGACGACGGGGTCACCGGCTGGACAGGGTCGGCGGCCTCGGTCGCGGCGTCCACCCAGTACGTGATGACCCACCCGGACGCGACAACCTCGCTGCTCCTGACGCCCGACGGATCCCTGGCGAACGCCTCGGCCATCGCCCCCTCGCCGGGTAAGGCCGTCACGCCCGGCAACCAGTACACCGCCTGCGGGTGGGTGCTGGCACCGCTCGGGTACGACGCCTGCCGGGTGACGGTCAACTGGTACGACTCCGGCTCGGTGCTCCTGTCGACCTCGACGGTCACCTCGGTGTCGGTGTCGGCGGCGAAGTGGACGTTCATCGACGAAACCCTCACGGCTCCGGCGTCGGCGGCCTTCGCGCGAGTGGTGTGCGGCCAGACGAACTCGCCCACCGGCTCCGAGGTCACCTACTGGTGGGGCGTCAGGGTCACCGACCGGGTGGCCACCCACACCGACTCGTACATCGCCGACACCTTCGACCGGGCCAACAACGCCGCGTCGATGGGCTCGACGAACGGTGGGACGATCACGGCCTGGGTTCCGGGTGCCGGTACCTGGGGCATCGACGCCAACCAGGCGTACATCTCGGTGGCCGCGAACTCGTACACGACGACGACCGGTGCCGCCGACCTCGAAGAGGTGTCGGTCGTGGTGTCCTCCTGGGCGTCCGGCGAGGCGT